TGAGCGCCACGTGAAGTTCAGCCCAGTCGGCGCAGCTCGGTCGCGGCGACGATGTCGTGCAGCGCGCGTCGGCGCGGATCGACCAGGGCCGGCGCAAACCACGCGGCCCACGCCGCCAGCAAGGTCCACAGCGTGGTGCGCAATCCCAGCGTCGGCGCCAGCATCAGCAGCAGCATGGGCGCTGCCGCCACCAGCAGCCGCAGCACGGCCTGCTGCAGGGTGGGACTGCCACCGTCGCGACCGGTCAGCCGGATATGCCAGGGCCGCATGCCCACGGTCTGTCCGCCGCGCAGCCATGAGCTGATGAAATACGCCGACACCACCAGTCCCTGCAATGGCCGATACCAGACGGGGATCACCGCGTGCCCGTCGGTGCGGATCAGCTGGCCGCCAGTCGCCAGCTGGCACAGCAGGCCCACCACCATCACGATCGCCACCACGATCAGCAGGTCGTAGACCAAGGCCAGCAGGCGGCGCCACAACGGGCAGGGCGTGGAGGGAACGGCATCGGGAAGGGTCGGCTGTAAGCGGACACTTGGTTTGCGGAATGCGGACACTTGGTTTGCGGAATGCCCGGGCGGGGGGTTTTGGGGTCTGAATGGGCACTTTTAGAGCGTTTGAAGGGCGTTTAATCGGGTGCCGAAGGGGCCGATTATCCATCAGAACAGGCCGGCAGGCTCGGCCTGGGTGTCCCAGCTGAAGATCAGGACCTCGCTGACGTCCTTGGGCTTGGCGCCGCCACCCACCGTATAGGAGTGATCGGCGCGCTCGATGTGGAAGCCGGCGAACAGCTCGCGGATGGCGGGGTGGTCATTGAGGGTGAGGATTGCCTTGCCGGCGATGGTGCCCAGGGTGGCATGCAGGGCCTGGTACTGATCCCAGCCGAATTCGACGCCGTAACCCTCGGTTTCCCAGTAGGGCGGATCCATGAAGAACAGCGTATGCGGGCGGTCGTATTTCGCCACGCAGGCGGACCAGGTCAGGTTCTCGATGTAGGCCTCGGCGAGGCGAAGGTGCGCCGCTGATAGCGTCTCCTCGATGCGCAGCAGGTTGAGGCCGGGAGGTGCAGTGGTAGCGGTGCCATAGGTCTGACCTTCCACCTTGCCGCCGAACGCCGACTGCTGCAGGTAATAGAAGCGCGCCGCGCGCTGGATGTCGGTGAGCGTTTCGGGCTTCGTCATCTTCTGCCACTCGAACACCTTGCGGCTGCTCAATGCCCATTTGAACTGGCGGACGAACTCCTCCAGGTGGTTCTGCACCACGCGGTAGAGATTGATCAGATCGCCGTTGATGTCGTTGAGCACCTCGACATCGCTGGGCGGCTTGAGAAAGAACAGCGCGGCGCCGCCGGCAAAGGGCTCGACGTAGCAGGTATGCGTATTGGGAAAGAACTTGAAGATTCGATCAGCGAGGCGACGCTTGCCGCCAAGCCAGGGAATGATCGGAAGTGCCATTGTTGTCTCCACATCTGAGATCGAAGGTCGTTAGGCTTTCCATGCCGGTACCGGCTAGGGGCCTTGCTTGATCCACGATCGATGTGGAGAGGGGTCGCGCTGTTGACGCAGCGCGATGCCCCGATTTTTAACTAGGCCGGCGTCATCACGGGTGAATCTGCCGGTTGCAACATCCACAGCTCTTGCGGCGTTACTCGATGCGATGCGCCAGCGCGAAAAATAGGCACGCCGGCCCGTTGAAAAGCCCATGCCACCAGCTCGCTGCAGAACCAGCTGTCATCTGCCTGCCAGTCGCGATGCAGCCCGATACCGAGCACGCCTGTGTAGTCATATGGTTTGCCGATCTGGCTTGCCGCGGCCGCTATCACTGCCTGGGGCTGGGCGCACGCCAAATCGGTAACCGTCCAGCAAGGGTCCTGAGAAGTGCGAACGGCCAATGGCGTGCGAGTGACTCCTTTCAATGCCACCGCCTCAATCACCGAATCCCCGTCCACGATGGCCACATGCGACCAGCGCGACCAGCTGCCAGCGCGAATGAGCCAGCTCAGCGGATTATGAGGGTTCGTGCAGAACAGGAGCTTTATCGTGCTCATGCGCCACCGGCTACAACCTGTTGGATGCTAGTCAGTGCTGCCGCACTAGCCGCTTCGGCGGCATCCACGGTAACCGCGGCGTTGACGTTGGACTTGCCGATCAAACGTGCAGCGCGCACGCCGTTGAGCACGGCAATCCATTGCACGGCGGTGGCTAGGATATTGTCGGCAGCAGCCTGCGCGGTCATGCCGGAGGCGGTCACCCAGCATGCAATGGTTTCAGGGACGCTGCCAGCATAGCCGGCGGTCTTGAATGCTTGCGCATCGGCGTAAGCCTGCTGATATTCCGCGAGCCTGCCGGGGCTGGGGCCGCCAACAGCGATATATATGGCGTCGGCGGTGGCGTCGATCTGCGTGCAACATGCTGCCTGCACCTGGGCCAGCGTGGGCGCAGCAGGCGCGACGGCTACGGGATTACCGTTTGCATCGGCCTGGATCTGATCGCCGGCAGCTTGCGCGGCAAGCAAGGCCGCATAAGCATCGTCGGTGATATCGACGGCATCCGGGGGAATCACTACATTGACGCGCGTATCGAAAAAACCTTTGGCGGATGCGCTGAATTTAATGGTCATGGTCAGTGTCCGATGGCGAAGTAATAGAAAGCGGCAACGCTGCGAGTCGGGCTACCCTGGATAGTCCAGCAGTCGACCTCGAAGTTGCTCACGCCAGGTGCAACGGTGAGCACAGCGGCATAGGCAGCCGTGTTTTGCGTCGAAGTAGTCATCGCATGAATGGCGTTGGGGAACGTGGTGGGAAACATGATGGTTGCAGGGCCGCCGGTCGTGCCGTTGCCTTTGCCCCACTGCAAGATCAAGCCCCCGGGGAACTTCTGATAACCGGGGGCGGACAACAATTGTGCAGAGCCGGTAAACCGGCCCGTGATGATGGCCTGGATGGCATCGCGTACCTGGGTGTTTGTTGCTTCATCGGGCACGATGCCGCCGGCGACCAGGACGTTGAGCAGTTCATCGGTAACCAGGTTGGCCCAGCTCGATGGATCTCGGCTCGCGGCCACGCCGGCGCCAGGATCGCCATCGGTGAACTTGCCGCCCACCAGGCCTACAGTCGCGTCGCTTTTTGGGTAATCCATGATCGTGTTCCTAGCTGTAGATGAAATTGACTTGGGTGTGCGCAGGTGCGTGCTGTTTGAGCACGCATTCGAGCACCGCGTTCTGCCAGCTGGCATAGGCTTCGCCATACACCGAATCGCCGAAATGGCGATAGACCACGCTGTTGAGCGGCGCATGCACCTCCCACACGAACTGCCAGTCGGTGCCCCCGTAGTAGCCGCCCATCGCGGCGCGATAGCGGCGCGCGTAACGGTTGACGATCGTCACCGTGTAGCCCAATGAGGCGGCCAGCGCGATGAGGTAGGGTTTCGACGGGCCGCTGTTGCCGGTGAGCCTCGCCATGAGAGCCGCTTGACGTTGTGGAACGGTCTGCCCAGCAGGTGTGCAGGCATCCGGCAACGCCGCGTTGCGTTCCCAATCCGGCAGCAACTCCAATGTCGAGCTCGGCAGCGATTCCTCCAGCAGCGCATTGCCCCGCGCATCGACGCGCGCCAGTTCCTGTGCCAGGCCATCCAGTAATTGCGTCAGCGTGCCCTCGCCACCGTCGTCGAGTGCCTTGCCGAGCGGCAACAAAGCGCGCAGCTGCTCGCGATATTGGACGGGAGTCATACCCACGTGATCACTCCCAATGTGGTGATGCTTCCGGTCGGTTCAACGACATTCGCCGCCGGCGTGGTGAGCACGTAATCGGTCACGCCCTCGGCGGTCTTGATCGCCTCCTCGATATCGGTGATCAGCAGCGTGCCGCCGGGCACTGCAGCGCGCGCGATCAGGTCCTGCAACTCGGCTTGCACGGCGGCGCGAATGTCGGCGCTGTCGGTTACCAGGTGCAAGGTGAAGGCGAGCGGATCGGCCACGGGCGCCAGCACCGTGACATCCGCATCCACCGGGCAAACGCTGTCGATGTAATTCTGCACGGCCGTCACCGTCGCGCCGTCCGGGATCAGGCCACCGGGCGCGTTGTCGGTGACAAACCGCACCGTGATCGTGCCCAGGCCGAGCTCTTTCGCGTAGCACCATGCCCGGGTGACGCCGGCCACGCTTTCGGCCCACTCGATGTAGTCCTCGCTGGTGCCGCCCTTGGCCTTCTGCTGAATGCGCGCGATCACGCGTGCGCGCCACGCTTCCACGTCCTCCACGTCCGCGCCGCCGCCGATGCCGGCTATATCGACACTCGCCACACTATTGATGCCGGCAACGGGCGCGGCGAGCGTGAGCGCCGTGCCGGAAACCGCATCGCCTGCGGCGCCGGCCACAACAGCCGTGACATTCACGCTGGCAATACCTGCGACGATGGTGGCATCGGCTTGCGTCACGTATTCGGTGCCATCGCCACGCATGAATGCGTTCCCGGCAGGCAGCGTGGAACCGTCGATGCCCACGATCGCTACCGGTCCATTGGCCTGCGAGGCAGCCTTTTGCGGCACGCCCCATATGGCGGCATGACGCGCCAGCGTGTCTTCGTCGCAGGTATCCACCAGGATCTGCCGCGCGATCCACTCCTGATGCCCGTAGAGGCCGTGCACGGCACCTGCCAGCGCACGTCCGATGATCGTGGTCATCGCCCGGCGCAGCATGGCCATTGCGCCAGGCAGGCGGCTGCCGATGTCGCTCGCAATGCGGCTGATCAGGGTGGCAAGGGTCGGTCGCGCAAACGCCATTAGATGGCACTCCAAACGTTCTGATATTGGCGAATGAAAGGCGGCTGGTCGGGCCGGTTGATCTGCACCGCCAGCGTGAGTTGCCCGGGTGCCGTCCAGCTGGCTTGCACGTCCACCGAAGACGCGACGCCGTCATCCACCAGCCACTGCAGCGCCTCGGCGCCGTAACTCTGTGCACGGGCGGCCACGCTGGGGAGTTGCTTCTCGCGCTGCAGCAGCCACAGGCGCGAGCCGATCCGATCGCCGGGCACATCGGCATAGCTGTCGCCCCACCAGCCACGCGGGTCGGCATCCAGTGCAATACCGTCGTCATCGGCCGCGCGGCGGTCCAGGCACAGACTCAAGAGCACGGCCGTATCCAGGCCATCGTCGGTGACCAGGTCGGCGCTGCCCATCGCGAGGTCGCCGTGGCTGCCAAGCCATTGCAGGGCGATGTCGGTCATGCCGCCGCCCTCGATGTCAGGGTGATGCCGTCCGCCGTCACCTGGTTGGTGGCCGTCACCTGTGTATCGGTGCTGATGTCGCCGTCGACGTGGAGCGTGCCGCCCACCTGCAGATTGTGGGTGCACACCACGCTGGGCGAGTCGAACGTCACCGAGGTGCTGGCGGTTACCTTCACCACGGGCGCCGTGACATCCAGCTCATTGCCGGCGATCACCTGCACGATGCGGCCGCGCTTGAGCACGATGCTGTCGCCTTCGTCG